GTACTTTAGGTGCAAACAACTTCTTCTTATTCCAGAACGCATAATATAAAATGATGGAAATGGGGGAGGGGAATCCCTCCTCCCCTATTTTTTTAACTTGAATTAAATATTTAATAAAATGAAAAACAAAAAAGTATTTACGTCTAAGACGTACAGATTAAAATCGGAGGCGTGCCCTCTAACTTATATGCTGGCTTCACACAATACAAGTCGCTCTCCTCTAATGTATTTTGATGAAGATACAGGCGTAAACCGCCCCCTTCGTTATGCAAGAAATCAAAGGTCTCCATTTGTAGATGAGCAAGATGGAAACGCTATATTAGAGCCTATTGTATTTGAAGATGGACTTGTCGTTGTAGAGAAAGAAAACCAGGTCCTACAACAGTTCTTATACTATCACCCCGGTAGAGACCGAGTCTTCGAAGAGGTGAATAACGAAAGAGATGCATCCGAAGATGTGGAGATATTAGAGATGGAGTTGAATGCTCAAATTATAGCTAAGGAACTTTCTTTCGAGAAACTTCTATCTGTAAGTAGGATCCTTATAGGGGGGTCCGTGGATAAATTGAGTACTGCAGAGTTGAAAAGAGATATCTTACTCTTTGCTAAATACAACCCTGAAGACTTTATAGAGGTAGTTAACGATCCAGACTTAGAGTTCGGAGATGAGGTAAGACAGTTCTTCGATGAGAATATGCTAAGCTTCCGAAATAAAAATAAGGATGTATACTTTAACCTCAAAGGAAATAAAAAGAAAATGCTTACTATCCCTTTCGGAGAGGATCCATACCATGTGGTAGGGTCTTATCTAAAGACGGACGAAGGAGTTGATGTCTATAAGGGCCTCGTAAAGATGCTGAGTTAGTAATCCGAATCTCCTTCCCAAATTAAAAGCACCCAGAGATGGGTGTTTTTTTTTGCCTATCTTTGTTTTTTATTCACCCATTTAATTATTTGTAAAATGGAAAAGTTTTTATCTATCCCAGTCACAGGCTCTGGGGACGTTCTTTTGAACGTAAATGAAGTCCTGTCAGTAACAGCTGCTTCTGCAACTAATGTAGCCACAGTAATAACTTACCTTAACGGTAACGTTGCTACGGTAACGGCAGGTGCTCAAGTAGCTTTCAGTATGAGAAAAGCAATCCAAGACGCTATGGTCGAGGCTTTGCAAACTTCTTGGACTCGCGTTACGTATGATGTATTGCCTCCACAGGCTGTATCTGGAATTGCAATAACATAAGGTTATGGGAAAGTTTATAAACATACCCTTGCCATTAAGTAACACAACGGCAACAATGCCTGCTGTGGTTGCTATTACAAACAGTTCGACTACTACTGCTGCGGCGACAGGAAAACTTACTGACACAGGTGGAACACCTAACTTTTTAGCCACCGTTTCGGTAGGAGACATTGTCTTTTCAACAACATCAGCGGGTAATCTATTTTCTACAGTAACAGCTGTAGATAGCGATACTGTTTTAAGTATTAGCGGAACAGCAACCGCTTTATTGGAGGCTTCTTTAGTGGCTTATGAAATATATACAGACGCAGACGCACATACTCTTGTAAATGCTTCAGGAACTTTCCTTACAGATGTTCGTGTAGGAGATCTTGTAGTTAATTCTACAGGGGGTTTTTCTGGCACAGTAACTAAAGTACTTTCTAACACTTCCGTGTTAGTAGATAATATTCTGTTTAACAACAATGCCACTGATGATGGAGTAATTATCTCTCAAAGTGGTTTTGGAGGAAGGTTAGTTAATTTAGAAAATATAGCTATGGTTATCCCTACAGCGGGTGGCGCAGGAACCACTCCGGTGGCTCTGCGGTATAAAACTAAAACTGCTGCTTCTGATGTTTTAACGGTTACAATTAATAAAGCTCAGGCGGACTATGCATGGTCTATTGCTTTTACTGATTTAATGGTAGAGACGCTACAGTCTTCATGGACAAATGTGGTGGCAGAAATGCCTATGGTTAATGGCGGACCACCATTTCTTTATGCAACAGGTATAGCTTTAGCTTAAGATATATTATACATATTAGAAAGGGGCTCCAAAAAATGGGGCCCTTTTTTTTATACGTATATTTGTAAAAACATTTTAGTATGCCTATAAATGATGTAAGAAATACGGTGTTAGCTATAGCTAACAAAAATAACTACGGATATATTTCGCCACAGGATTTCAACCTCTACGCTAAACAGGCGCAGATGGATATGTTTGAGGATTACTTTTATCAGTACAACAACTGGATAAATAGAGAAAACGCAAGATCTTCGGGCACAGGCTATGCAGATATAGTAAAAGGTTTAGAAGAAGTTATAGACTCCTTTTCTACCCAAGCTTTTTTAGCTCAGCTTAACCCTCCAAGTGTACCTAACGTTCCTTCTGGTCTATCAGGCTCGGCTGTATATCAGCTACCTTCAGACTACTATCTTATAAATAAGCTGTATAGGTACCCTACGCTTAGAGTACGAGGAACCACGAGCAGCTCAGTATTTTCTGGGAACCTCCTGATAGATAATACAAATAACTTCTTTACTTTAGGCGTACAGCCAGGAGATTTAGTTATTAATACCAGCGCAACAGGATTGGCACCATATCCCGCGACAGGGGCTCCAGGATTGCAGGGCTGGGTGCAGAACATAAGTAATGGTGCAACACCTATAGGATCTATTGTAACATGCTCAGCCACTTTGTTTTTACAAGCGCCGGGAGCCCCGGAGGGGTACGCTATATACGATTCCAACAATATCGTAGAGGTAGAGAGGGTAAGTCAAAGCAAAATATTTAACCTTACCAGCAGCAACCTTACTTATCCTACGCCGCAATTCCCTTGTTATGTTTTAGATGGGAATTTAATATCTGTATACCCCACTACATGGGGTGGTTTAAATGACCCATATACTTTAGGTGAGGACATGGGGCCATGTGATGTTAAAGCTCAGTACATAAGATACCCTAACCCCCCGAGGTGGACATGGGTAGACTTAATAGGCGGAGAGCCTTTGTTTAACGCCTCTGCAGCGGACTATCAAGACTTTGAGCTACCTCTCTCTGATGAGCCTTCTTTAGTGGCTAAGATATGTCAGTATGTGGGTATAGAAATTCGTGAGCCTGAAGTAGCTAACTTCGGAATTGCTGAAGAACAGGCAGACACACAAGAAACAAGCTAATTATAATGACGTATATAACAGATTATCAGTATTACGAAAACAGTCAAGTATCTCCTACGGATGCTAACTGGGGATCGTATCAATATGTTTCTTTGGATGATATAGTTAACAATTTCATGTTAATGTATCAAGGGAATAATGAGCTTATAAATAATATAAATAGGTATCAGGTTTTATTTTTTGCTAAGAGAGCAATACAAGAATTAAACTACGACGCTATGAGGGAAATAAAAATCCTTCAGTTAACAATCGACGATCAGCTAAGATTTATCTTGCCTCCCGACTACGTTAACTGGGTGAGGATTTCTATATACCGCAATGGAACGCTTCTTCCTTTGACAGAGAATATACAGACCAATTGGAGCGGGGCATACTTACAGGACAATAACGCTCGGATTCTTTTTGACATCTACGGAGACGTTCTTAAGCCTGCCGATTCTAAGTTAGATATAGATCGCATTACAGGGCAAACCAGAAGTATATATCTTAACGAAGGTAGCCCGTACAATAATACCTTGGGGTGGAATGTCGATGGAGCATGGTATTTCGACTACGCTATTGGAGCTCGTTTTGGATTAAATACTGAGACAGCGAACGCTAATCCGACCTTTAGCATAAACAAAAAGGGTGGTGTTATAAACTTTAGCTCAGGTGTAGGAGGAGAGTCTGTGGTTTTAGAGTACATATCTGACGGGATGGAGAGTGGGAATGATTCGAGCGTAAGTGTAAATAAACTTTTTGAAGAATATCTATACGCTGCCATTAAGTTTTCTCTTCTCAACAACAGACTGTCCGCTCAGGAGTATGTAATAAACAGAGCCCGAAAAGACAAATCCTCTTTGCTAAGGAATGCAAAGATAAGATTAAGTAACATGCACCCCGGACGTCTCTTAATGAACATGAGAGGTAAAGATAAATGGATAAAGTAGTATGCTAATACAAACTAATTTTATTGCAGGTAAGATGAACAAAAGCGTCGATGAACGCTTGGTTCCTCTTGGCGAATATGTTGACGCTTTAAACGTTCGCTTGGGTTCTACTGAAGCGACAGAGGTCGGAGCGGTAGAAAACTCTAAGGGTAACACCAACCTTACCCCTAATATTGAGTACAACGGAAATCCTCTATCGAATAACGCGCGGTGTATAGGCGCTTTTGAAGATGGCATGGCGGAAACTATCTATTGGTTTGTTTACGATCCAGGCGACCCTGCAACAGGGCAGGTGGAGGTAGATATGATACTATCATATAACACGAACACCAATACATTATTGTATCATGTTGTTAGTACGGATGTCCTTAATTTTAATCCGACATACCTTATCAACGGGGTAAATAAAATTGAGGATCTTTTATTCTTTACCGATGACCTTAACCCTCCGAGATATATTAACGTAACCAGAAACTATCCTGTACCAACAGGTATAAGTGACGGTATTGAAGAGGAAGATATCAGCGTTATTGTTAAACCCCCTGGGTTTGAGGATGTAAACCCTACTACGAATACTCAACCTCTTAGAGCTCCACACGTAGAACTTGTGAATACAGGTCAGGGAGACTACATGGAGATGCGGTTCTTACGTTTTGCGTACCGCTATAGATATTTGGATGAAGGGTACAGCGCTACCTCTTTGTTTACGAACCCAGCCTTCGAGCCTAAAGACTTTGCCTTTAGCCAAGAGACGTTTAAAAACGTCGGCATGATAAATAGGTTTAATGCTGCTAACGTTTGGTTCTCGACAGGATCTGAAAGGGTAAAAGAGATACAGCTCTTATATAAAGATACCACCAGTAACAATATTTTTATTATTAAGAATTATAATAAAGCTGAGCTGGGTTTACCTAATGACTCTTTTCAGCAGGAAGAGTTTAGCAACAGTAAAATTCTTACACTATTAGGATCGGATGAGCTTCTTAGGTTGTACGATAATGTCCCACGAAGAGCTAAAGCTCAAACGATTCAGGGCAATAGATTAATGTACGGAAACTATGTAGATCAGTACGATGTGGTTAACAGAGAGGGCGGAGACTCTATACAGATGCAGTATCAGCTATCTCCCAGCACGGAGAGTATAGACGTAACTTCATTACCTCCTACCGCAGGCTCTAATGGAACTTACAGTATCGATCCCGCAGCTCCAGGAACAGTAGTTGCAGACGCTACAGCAGGGTTTGATCTCTCTTCCATTACTACGCCTATTATACCAGGAACGTATTTCCGTTTCTTCTTGGCTATGCAAAACGTTCAGAGTACGCGAAGCGGAGCCGATGCTCAACCAGCCTCTGTAGTGGTTCCTGATTTTACTATAACATTAAACTTCATTGCTCCGGTACAATATAGTACGGTAAATGAGATGCTTACCTCGCAAGAGTTTGCTTCGGCTGTGGGGGCGAATAATAGCTTCCAGCAGCTTATCCCTTATACTACTCCTACACCACCAACCTATCCCCCAACGGAAAACCCTGCGGGGAATGGGGGTACTTTAACAGACTTGTTTAATACAGCTTTGCCATACGCATGGCAGAACACTACTACAAGCAATTATTTATTACTCGTAGACACGGCTGTTACCAACGCGTGTACTGTGGCGGGGATGACTACTTTCCCTCCCCTCACTTCCGTATGTACTCAACAAAGTTTTGGTCTTACAGTAGCTGGGTCTACGTTTACTCTTACAGCTCCAGCAGCTACATACTACTTTAACTCTACCCCTGAAACTATTCAGTATGAGTACTTTGCTTTTAATTTAGCAGCTACAGGGGGTGTTATTCAAACGACTGCAGAGCGCGGAAGCTTACACAGCTATAGAGATTACGAGGTGGGGGTGGTATATATGGATGAGTATGCCAGGTCTTCTACGGTTCTTACCAGTCAAAACAACAATGTATTTTTCCCTTCCAGCACATCGGTATTAAAAAACAAAATAAAGGTAAACCTACAAAATACTGCTCCTTATTGGGCGAAGTACTATAAGTTTGTGGTAAAGCCAAGCCAAGGAAATTATGAAACTATATGGAGTAGTTTAGTTTTCCAACAGACAGGATCAAATGAAGGGCCTACGCCTTTTATTCAAGATGACGCCAGCTTTTGGTTTAGACTCGAGGGAGATAGCCAAAACATAGTATCTGTAGGAGATGTGCTTACTGTAAAGATCGATGCCAATGGCCCTGTTCTACAGCATGCTACGGCAGAGGTGTTGGATAAAGAGGCTTTGTATTCGGGCCAGATAAATACGGCTAACCCTGCAGGTCTATATATGAGGTTGAAGTCAAGTGGATGGAACGCTATAGGCGACGACGACACGGCGAACATAAACTCTGACGTAACCTCAAATAACTCTGGAATAAGTGAGTGCTCTCAGATCGCTCTTATCCCTCCTGCTTCTTCTCCAGCCATTGCAGGGTCTATCCCTGCGGGGAGTACGGTGCGGGTAGCTTCTACAAACCAAAGGCTTACAAATGATGGAGCCTGTCCCACAAAACTAATTATTTGGGATAGTGGAGACATGTTGGTAGATCAAAACTATGATACTATTCACGCGTGCCTTATAGGTTTAGGTTTTGAGACTTTGGTGCAGTCAAACTCTACAAACATTATACCTCCTGTTCAAAATATGGATATTGAATTTGACCCTGAGCTTTACACCTTTGGGGCAGGTCCAGATACTGTGCCAGGAACCTGTTTTACTTCTAAAATTTACGTCACTCAATCGGGAACCGACTACTTTATAAAAAGCAAGTCCATGATCCCTACATGCACGGAAGCAACGGTTGGGTTTGATTGGCAAACAGATTCTCAAACCCAATTAGAAGTAAGTATAAACTATTCTTCTGGAACCTTCTGTTTTGAAACAGAACCTGACGCCGTAGACCCGAATTTATTCTACGACGCTTCGCAAATGATGCGAGTCATAAAAGATCTTTCAGTGGACGGTAATTTTTATCACGAAGCTGCACAAATTTGGAACCCACAGACACAGTTTTATACAGTAGAGCCTGGTGGACAAACCCAAACTTTAAACCAGCCTTTAGAAACAACCTTAGATTTTATAAACTGCTACACGTTTGGTAATGGGGTAGAGAGTTTTAGAATAGAAGACCGTATAGACGGTAGGTTTTTTAAGTTGGGAGATAGGGTTATGGCGGAGTCTAACCAAGCCTTTAGCGAGGCGGATAGGTTTGCGGGGATGACATACAGTGGAGTCTTCCGCAATGGGTCAAACTTTAATAATTTAAACGAGTTTAATTTAGGACTCGTAAACTTTAAAGACTTAGAAACCAATTTCGGTCCCATACAGGTTTTACATTCTCGTGAGACAGATATACTTGTCCTTCAAGAGGATAGGATTTCTTACGTGTTGTCAGACAAAAATGTTATAACAGACTCTACAGGAGGCGGAGCTATAGCTTCGGTACCTGAAGTATTAGGTGGACAGATAGCTCGTATAGAAGAGTTTGGTATTAGCTTCAACCCTGAGAGCTTCGTTCAGTGGGGGCCCAGTATGTACTTTACTGACGCTAAGAGAAGTGCGGTTTTGTCTTTAACGGGAGCCAGTAGAGGATCTGATCAACTACAGATAATTTCTCAAATGGGGATGCGGTCTTATTTTAGGGATCAGTTTACCGCTCAAATTACTACTCAAAAGTTGGGAGGGTACGACCCTTATATGAACGAGTATGTATTGGGAATGAATAGTATTCAGATCCCTATGCCATTAGTAGAGTTTCCGTGTGGGCAAGAGGCAAGTCAAAACGCTACCGACCAAACGTTAGACTTCGCTGTTAACTTTGGTTCTCTGATTGGGCAAATAGATATCCCATACAGTATAACTCAGGGGTCTATTATTATAAGCGTCACATGGAACGGAGTGCCTACCAGCACAGGGGTGGTAAGTACTAACGGAACTTTGTCTTTTAATAAAACGTCTTCTAACCCAACAACAGCAACGTTTAGTATAGTGCCTTATAGCGCTGGTTTGCCAGGGAGTGTGCCCGCTACTTACAGCTTAACTCCTGGGTGTCCTCCTCAAGATGAGGTGACGTTAATTCAAGTTGTAGTAAACGGTAACAATTATGTAAACCAAGGCATTCATATTGAGTATGAGTGGACTGACGGGGTTACAACAAGCCCTGTCTCACAGGTGCCTGTAATTATGCAAGGAGGCATTGCTACTTCTTTATATCAACAGCAAACGGGGCCTATGTCACAAGGGATATTCCCATATGATGGGTCTAATATTACCCTTAGAACAAACAAGATTTCACCTGACACCTTTGACTTTAACCCTACTCTGCATAAGTTTAGAATACTGTCAAGCAACACTTTGTATGCCAATACCGTAGCGGATATGACGGCTTTACTGGCTGCGGCAAGTGAGATAGTTCCTATAACAAACCCTTCAACTGCTATTTTCCAAGCCACAGAGACAGCTTTTGCTATGTCTGGAGCTAACGATTATCTATACCTTGTTTGGGATTTCAGAAACGCTACAGAAGACCAGCTGTGTTATAGCGCTGTAAGCGCTGATGACGCGTGTTGTAACTGTACGACAGCTTGCAATAGATGTTATTTCAGCCCTGGACAACAGACGCAAATAGGAGCGTGTGCGGTAGATACAAATAGTTTTGGAAGCAGTCTTATTCAATTTTCTGGAGCGGGACCGATACCTGTCATAGGGGATATTGTGTATGCGGCAGGCGTAATAGAATGTCTTCCTGAGTTAGGACTTGGAACCCCAGGATTTTATATAGTAGATCCGTCGTCTCCTTCTGCTGCAAGCCCAAAGAACTGGATAGAAGTAGCTTCAGGCGGATTAGTTATAAACTCAGGAACATGTTAAAAAATTAAATTATGCCGATACCTACAACTTTTTATTACGACAGTACAGTATTCTGTGACGCAACAGATATATGGACCGATAGCGCTTTGTCTGCACCATCATCTGATGGGTGGTATCAAGTAGGCGGCGTGTATCGCCAGAAGCTTAGCGGCGCCTTGGGTCCCTGTCAAGCTTGCCCTTTATGTGTTGTGCCTTGCGACACTCCTGTTTCAGCCAGTGGTGGCGTCGGTTTATATTATGTAGGCTTTGATGCTGGAGTTACCACAGGGGCCGTGGTGGTAAAGTTTGACCCTTACGCTATGCCCGATCAGCTAACATGGTATTATACTCAATTTGGAGTTCAACTTGCAGCAACGGAATATTCTTCTTCAATCCACGGGTACAAGGAAGGACTCATAGGAGCAGTCACTCAAGCAAGCGCTTTAGGAATTACTAACTCACTGGGTAGTAATGGGGTTACATATAATGGAGTATATTATGCCTACGACCTAAGTTTAGAAACCTTTATAGCACAAGCAAACTCTGTTACATTAGGGCCATATCTCCCTGAATCCGAAGGAGGCGTTGGCATTACTTATATCGGATATGCTGGGGGTGTTACAGGTAACCAAGCTTTTATGGTAATCCCTAAAACAGACCCAACTTCATCCCTTATTAAGCTCTATGTAGAAGGACCTTCTGCGGGTACCGCGTGGGAGGTTACTGTGTATTGCCCTAAAGATCTTAATAAATTTAGTGGGGGTATCGTTGGCGCTACGTGCGCAGCTACACCCACAATAATATATTGGACATGCTCAGTAGAGCCTGGAGGAGACGGAACAAATACTATACTTGGTGTACACGACTGGGTGTTTTTAGATCCTAATGGAGAAACTTCCGCTAACACTACCGCTGCAGATATTGTTGTGCCTATAGTAGATGGAGACGGTGTCTCAAAATGTGTAACTATAAGCTCTGACGGAGTGATAACTAATATTGGATCATGCACAGGAACTTGTTAATATAAAATACTATGGCAGATAAAGCAGCTACACTATCGTACTCGCAAGACTCCAAAGGATGGCCGTCTTTCTACTCTTACCTACCTGATTATATGATCGGGATGAATGGATATTTCTATAGCTTTGGTCCTGCGGAAAATAAAGACGGAACTATTAGCGGCGGAAATTTATACCGTCATAATGTAAATGAAACCAGGAACGAGTACTACGGAGTTCAATACAAATCTACCATTACAGGTGTGTTAAACGTTGAGCCTAAGACCATTAAGCTCTTTAAGACTATGTCATATGAGAGTGACGATAGGTGGGAGTGCACATCTTTAATAACAGACTTAGGCACGGGGTCTATGCTGGCTACATATTTTGTACAAAAAGAAGGAGAGTGGTTTACTTTTCTTAGGGAGACAGAGGGAACAAGAGATTACAGAGATAGAAATGTAAACGGAATTGGATTTTGCTTAGGCGTAGGGGGTCCGTCTTCTTCTGTGGCGATTTTATTTAATGTTCCTATTGGAGATATATTAAGCATAGGAGACTATATATACTCTACACCAACTACAGGTAATCCTCCCGTAGCTACAGGTGCTCCTCAATATGGAGGGCAAGTTATTGCGGTTGACCTTATAAATCAAACTGTTACAATAAATACCTCTATCGTTGAGCCTGGGCCAGGCGGTACGTCAGGAGTTAACCCTAACGCGGGGGATTACGTCTTCTTCTTTAAAGATGTCGTTGCAGAGTCTCACGGAGCTCGCGGATACTTTATGCAGTTTACTTTAGAGAACGATAATACTGCTGCTGTAGAATTATTTGCAGTAGGCGGAAGCGTTATGAAAAGTTTTCCTTAAAATTAGTTATCTTTGTAGTAATGAAATTAAATATAGAACCATTACAAGAAGGAGATTACGAAAACATATTGTGCCAATGGTGGAAAGACTGGCGATGGACACCTCCATCTAAAGACTTTCTCCCAGAGAATGGCACAGGTGGGTTCATGGTCTCCGATGACGGGGTTCCCGTATGTGCTGGCTTTATGTATAGGACCAATTCGAAAGCCGTTTGGTGCGATTGGATAGTTTCTAATTTTGAATATAAAAATAAACAAGGGAGGAAGGAAGCGATAGAGTTATTGATAAACACTATAGCGGACTTAGCCCAGGAGTTAGATAATAGTTTTGTATACGCTTTGATAAAAAACAAACCCCTTATAAACAGCTATAAAAAAGCTGGATTTGTAGAGGGCTCAAGCTATACTACAGAGATGATAAAAAAGTTTTAATTATGGCAGTAACAACAGCAGCAGTAGTAGGTATAGCAGCGGGTGGCTTTCAAGCAGTCCAAGGTTTTACAAGCGCAGCCAATGCAAAGGTAGCAGCACAAGATGCAGAGAATGAGGCAACAAGGATGATGAGCGAAGCTCGGAAGAGAGCGGAGGTAAATAACTACGAAGGATTGGATATCCCTTTAGATGCATACGAGGCTAAGTTTGAGAACAACCTCGCCGCAGATAGGCAGGCTGTTGAAGCCCTGCAAGAAGGGGATTCAAGAAGTTTAGCAGCTGGTGTAGGCAGAGTGGGCGCTCAACAGAATGCAGAGGCTCTTGAAACTCAACTTGCTATGGGAGATGAGATGTTTGGGTTGGATAAGATGAAGGCAGACTCGAAGGAGAATATCAAGCAGCAGATGGTAGCTATGGATGTAGGTGAGGCTAAGATGCAAGATCAAAGGGCGAGAGAGCAACAGCAAATTAGAGCGGACTCTATTACGTCAGGTATTCAAGGGGTAACTCAAATTGCTGACAGCGCTGCTTCTTTAGCTCCGTTATATGGCAAGAGCATAGCAGACAAAAGGGCGGGTAAGATGATGGGGGATAAGTCGATGCAAACTAAAGCGTTGATGGCGGGCATAGATATAAAGGATACAGAGGCATACCTCAATTGGTTAAATACGCAGGGTATAACAGGGAAGATGTCAAGAAACGTTACTTTAGGAACCCCTGATTCCTCGTCTTTATTAGATGAGCTTACTATATTTGGACAAGGAAATCAATAGATTATGGCAAGAGATTTAAGCGTAAATAGTAAGATAGTAGACTCAAATCAGTATGTCTATCGGGAAGAGAGGGACCTAACGAAGACACAAGTCGATTGGGATACCGTCACCAAAGACCTGACGGAGACCATAGAGACTATCCGTGACGATAGGGAAACCCGCAAATCTGAAATACAAGAGGCTACGACCAAGAGCATTAATGACTTGGCGGAGATGGAGCAGTACGACTCTGAGTCTTTAAACGTAAAGGTCTTGCAGGGTAGCCAGTGGGGTTCGGAGTTTTTGACTTCACAAAATACGCTTATGAAGAGGGGCCTATTAAAGCCTTCGGATTTTATGCAGTCTAAGCAAAAAGTTTCGGATTCTTTTACGCAACTTAAATCAGCTTTAGGAAAATTCGATGCTGAATATAAGGAGGGCCAAGAGCGTATGAACTCGCAGGTCCCTGGAGAGCAGTCCAATGTAATGGAGCAGGGTATAAAGTTAGGGATGTCGGGACTCGCGGGGTTATCTCAGTGGGATTTTGCAGGGAACCCTGCCACAGGAGATATGAACTTTGTGAAGAAGGGAACTGACGCCAGTAACCCAGCAAACTTAATGAGTTTAAACTCAATCAATCAGCGCCTTACCCAGAAGAGTGACTATGTCTCATTAAGCACCTCTGCTTCAGAAGAGGTAACACGTTTGGGGGTACAGATAGATGCCAGCTTTATTACAGATGGAGGTAGAGGATCGGTAGAATCTATAGAAAGTTGGTTAGAAATAGACGGTAGTCAGGGTATGTTAGATTCATTGGTGGGAACAGTAACTGCTACTGAGGCTCAGCAGATTAGCATCTTGCAAGACGCGGGGGTTACAGCTAAAATGATGACTCAAGATCCCGAGGAGGCGGCAGCTAACCCTGGGGATGGTACACCAGGCAACCCTGGGTATATTCTTATGGTTCCAAACGGAGATGGACAAGGAACTTTACAAGCTGAACTCTCTCCTTTACAACAAGATCTTGTAGACAAAGAAGCAGAGAAAATTATCAGAAGTCAGCTGGATAAAAAGATTGAACTTGCGAAAGGACATCAGACTGTATTCAAGCCAAATGAAAGTGCTGCAAGTATTAATAATGAAAATAAAAACAAGGAGTTAGCGGGTATGTATGAGGAGGTAGTTAATTTGGTAACAGGAAATGCGGCGCAAGCAGAGCAAAGTGCTACCGCTCTGGCGAGTTACGCAAATAATAATATAACAGACCCGGACCTGAAAATAAAAAGTATCACAAGGCCAGATGGAGACGGGAACTTTACGGTGACAAGAGCAGATAACTCTAAGTTTGACGTAAGCTCTAAGGCTGCAGATGGCACTGTCTTAAGCACCAATGATTTAGTTGACTCGCTTTACGGAGACTTAATTGGAGAAAGCAATGTGGCTGCCGCTCGGGGAGCATATGGAGAAACAGGAGGTGTAGTTGGAGATACTCGAGGAGGAGGAGCCGCTGCATCTAATGTGCGAACCAAACCGATTCAACCTATGAATTACCAAGGATCTATTAAGGTAGACGGGAATGATATAGGGCCGCAAGCTTACTTAGTTTCTAAGCTGCAAGAAAGTTTTGACTATGGAGAGAATGCTACAGGAGGTGAGATTAAAGAGGCGTTTACTACAGTAATAGACGAGCTAATAATAGGCAATAGCCAACTTATTGATCTTGGCTTCCGAGTTGAGGCTACAGACGCTGATGATAATGATAATGATGTGATCGCGTTTAACTTCCCAGGGTTACCTGATACAGGTGATGGTCCAGGAGTAAGAACGATAACAGGTACTAACTCTAAGTCTATAGCCCAAGCATATTCTGAGATGCAGAAGTTTATGAATGAATGGGTCGAGGCTACAAATACAGCAAACAATCCAGGCACAGGAGACACCGCAGGTCAAGGAGGCGTCCCGGCAGGAAACGTTATTTTAGAATCAGGAGAAGAATAAGAATATGGAAGATAAGCTTAGAAAAATATTTGATCTATATGTTCAACAGGGATTGCTTACAGAAGGCGAGGCTTCATTTGAAAAGTGGAGTAAGGCCAATGATAATCAACAGGAACAGCTGTTTAAGTTAGGGCAGAAGAGTGGTATCTTCTCTAAAGAAACTCCTTTGGAATCCTTCTCTGCTATTTGGGGAGTAAAAAAAAAAGACGAATCCGAACCTATTTCTCAAGAGGAAGGTATGGCATCCACTACACCAGTGGTGGAGGAAGAACCTATCTCATCGGAGTCTTCCGAGGTCGTTGACTCAAGCGTTACAATACCTGGAGGTAGAAGAGGTGACGTTGTAGGACAGGTCCCAGATGAGTTTGGCGGAGGAGATATCACGCGGTTTGAATCGGGAAGAAGGTATAGGGGCCAAAGAAGTACACGGGAAGAAGAGGCCCGAGATAGAAGCGCCTCATTGTTTGATGGAAGGGGGGGCACTGTAGCTACTGGGGAGAAAGATACTGCGCTGGAAAGAACGTTTGGAAAGTTTGGGGTAACAGATTTCTTTGGGGATATATGGAGAGCGGGAGCAAAAGGTATCGAGACGGGTAATACCGTCGACGAAGCTTTAGAGGTGATGTACAAAGGGAAGGAGGCATCGTCTCAAGATATCCAAGACTACTTAGATGCGAGCGAAGCTTTAGCTGAGAGAGGAGAGTCGGATGAGATGAGGAGTTTTAACCAAGCTTTTGAGGCGGCAGGTGGCGGAGCATGGGGTTTCTTAATGGGTATGTGGGATTCTCCTACGGCAGTATCTGAGATCGCTATAACAAGTATAACACAGATGGCAAACCCAGCTTCAATAGCGGCAGCGGGAGCAGTCGTTGGAGCAGGGACAGCAGGAGGCGCGGGTATAGGAGCATTAGCAGGAGGAGTAGGGGCGATACCTGGAGCTGGTATAGGAGCTGCAGCAAGTATACCATATGCAATAGGAGCGGCGGGGGCTACCTTGGAAGCAGGGTTATCTTTCTCTGAGTTTCTTCAAGAGGAGATAGGAGAGAAGGGGTTAGAGTTAGATGAGGCTGGTGTGCGTGCGGTCTTTGCAGACCCAGAGGCTATGTTAAGAATTAGGATGAAGGCGGCAGGTAGGGGTGCAGTTATTGGTATCATTGACGGACTGACAGCTGGAGTAGCAGGGAAGATAGGAGCAGGTATAACTAAGGGAGGTGTCGCAACAACAAAGTCACTTGCTAAAAGTAAACTTAAAGCTTTAGCTGCGGGTACTGTGGTTGAGGGGATTGGGGGTGGTTTAGGAGAGGCTACTGCCCGTGCTGTTGTAGGCCAGGAGATGGATGCTTTAGAGATTGGGTTTGAGATGGTAGGTGGTGGGCCAGGGTCTATACTTTCCGTTGGCCCAACTTTATTAGGTAAAGGTAAGTATGCCTTTGGACCTGACGGGGCTCCTATGTCTCGGGAGGAGATGATTGCTATGGTGACGGACACAGACGACGCGACCTTTGCTGGAGCGAAGTTAAAAATAAAAGGCGATCCAGGGTTGAAACTTTTAGCAGAGGAGAGGAAGACCAAGCTACGGAAGCAGGCTGGGATTATTCAAACCATGGGTACAGAATTAGATGGCCTCAGTCCTGAAGGTAGAAAGGCTGCGATAGAGTTAGAGACGGAGCTGTCCGAGATGGGTAGCCCTATAACTCGTAAGGGGAAAGCAAGTAAGAAAACATTACAAGATAAGTTAGATTCCCTATATGAGAACGACCCTGGGATAGCAGAAGAGCTTGCTGTAGCAGAGGATGTCGAGGCAGCACAAGATGATGTGTCTGAAGAAGCGTCAGACTTCGAAGCTTTAATGAATGAGGTTTCTCCATCTATAGAGGAGGATGTAGAAGCAGACGTAGAGGCAGACGTAGAAGCAGACGTAGAAGCAGACGTAGAGGCAGATGTAGAGGCTGACGTAGAGACAGATGTAGAGGCGGATAAAAGCAAGCTAAAAAGACGAACTGACAAAGCTAAGGCTGAATTTAATGCGGCCACAAGTATTAAAGATAAAGCTAAGGCGTTGGTTAGATTTCTTAATAATGCCTCCATCAGTGACTCCTCTGTAAGCCGGGAGGATATGTCTTGGTACGAAGAGTCTAAGTCAGATCTTGAGGCGGAAGGGTATGTGTTTGATGGTGAGCTCGGGAGAAAGCTTGGGGATGGAGAGATTTATGATGCGGAAATGAAAGAGACAAGCGACAACGTTCCAGAGGGAGTTACGATTGTAAAGTCGGTTGTACAACCCAAGCGTCTCGTAGGGGGAAAGATGGTGGGGAGACCAGTATACAATGTAATAATAGGAACAGGGACTACAACAGAAAGAGTGGCCCTTGCCGCAAACGTTGAGTCTCTTAGTATGAGTCTGACGCCTGAGAACAGAGAAGAGGTTGCTCCAAAGTTGTCAGCCGCACGCCAAGCACTAAAAAAATATGACTCTGCTAACTTCACCTCTCCCGTACAAACAGAAATAAACATAGAACAAGATGCCATTCAAGAGTCAATCACAGAAGAAGTGGATGTACAAGAACAAACCCCAGATGGCCAGCCGATGGGAGAGGGAGACGCCTCCGGGGGAACTTCCATTGAAAGTGAAAGCCAAACCGAAACTGCCCCGACAACGACGGAGGAAATAGAATTAACTGCTGGGTTTACTAAAGAAGGAGTAGAGATAAAGGCTCCTAAACGTAAAGGAAGAAAAGTAAATGACAGCCTCACTGTCTTAGACCAGACAGAGGAGGACTCTCACTATGGATCTAAAGATTTCAAGGATAGTAACCCGGGATCTAACAAGAATAAGCACGAGAAGATGTTATTGGGTAGAGCGCAGAAAGCAGTCAAAGCTATCCAAGCTTTATTTCCAGGACTAAATATTGTTATGCATAGGAGTGGCGCCACTTACAAAGATCATGTAGGTATAAACTCTCGCGGCGCTTTCAATCCTAACACGAATACCATACATATAAACATGCCCCAGGCTACGGGCAGAACTATAGGACACGAAGTATTCCACGCTATTCTTAAAGCTAAGTTCGGAAGCGAGGTAAGTATCCAACGAGCAACCAAGCTTATGATTAAGTCTTTAAGACGAGGGATTAATAAAAGCACCAACCTAAGTAAAGAACAGGTCTTACAGTTAGAAAAGTATTCTCAACTATTTGAAGGAGATCAGACTGTCGTTCAAGATGAGGAATTTTTAGCGGAGTTTGTTGGACTATTGGCTGAGACGTATACAAAATTAGAAGTACCTCAGCAGACTATTATTAAGAAGTGGATTGTTAAGGTGGCTAAGATGTTAGGCATCCCTTCTGAGGATGTGTTGGCTGATTCAGATCGTGACGTAATAGATTTATTAAACACAATTGCAGGTAAAGTAACCGAGGGAAAAGAAATTGCCGAGGCGGATATAAAGTCCTTGGAAAAATTAAAAGACAAGAAGAAGCCAGCGACCAAGAAGCCCGTGGCCAAGAAGCCAGCGGCCAAGAAGCCAGCGACCAAGAAGCCATCTCCCCCTTCAGAACAACAGATTAAGGAACGGAGTAAGCGCAAACAAGCTGAGATAAAGCAAGGTTCACCTGAACAGCAGAGATTGAAATCCAGACAAGAAGATAAAGCTGGTATTAAGTCGGCGAAGGAAGCTGGCATTTCAGTGATACCAATAGAAGAACATACTAAGCTTGAGGATAAGTACTCCAAAAGAAAAAGCGCATTCCTTAAAGGAGGGCGAAGAAAGATTAAGTTCACCTATAAGGGAAAAGAATATAGTGTACTGGGAATCCCTGGAGATCTTAACTCTAAGAGTGAACGTACTATTAAAGAGAGGTTTTATATTCAAGATTCCAAAGGTAAGCCTGTATCGCATACATCTAAATTAGCGTCAGCGTTTACGCATGCGTTGCTTGAAAATGATGGGAACATTGGAGCAGAAGCTTATCGTAAGCAGATGCTTCTTCCTGAGACATCTCTTGTAACAGACTTTACTGTTGAAGATAAGGGTATAAAGACACAGGCTATTACAGCTATAGAAGAAGGGGGGTCCGTTAATATAGGAGAAGCGTCTCTTATACAAAAGCCTGATATTAAAACGCAGGCTATGTCGTTTCCTTCAGAGCCTGGCCCGTTATCTTTTGTTACTGAGAAAGATAAAGTAGATATTAAAAGTCTTATAGATAACATCGTAGAGAATGATGAGACGGTTTGGTTCTGGACAGCAGATCAATTAGGTCGTGGAGAGTACGGGGATGTGGTGGTGGATAAGCAACACTACTTAGATGCCGGGCCAAGCTATGCTTTAGATCCAGAGAATAGAAAGAAACGCGCTGTATGGGCATCAGGTTTAGGTAAGGGTACTCTTAAAAAGGGAGTGGAAAAGTCTGACTACATATTTATTATGAGCGGATCTCCACAGGCGAGCATGAGGTTTAATAAGCAAGTGTTTAGTGTACTCGAAGAGAGGGTAAACCAAGCTGGAGGCTTTGGTGCATTTAAAGAAGCCGTGATGGAATCAAAGCCTGTTAAGGCTGTAAGAGAAGTTATGGAAAAGCATGATAGCTTTGACTCGTTAAAGAAATCTCCTGACAGAAAGAAGTTGCTTAATTCTTTTGCTGAAGTAGAAACAAAAAAAGACACGCCTCTTAAGAGAACTCTGGAGAAGTTCAACGCTTTCTTAGATATGGACTCTATGCGTGACAGCTTCTACCGTGACAATGACTTTAAGCAGAACGATATAATGTTGGTTCTTAAGCCTACAGAAGTAGGAGGGGAATCCGCACACTCTACTTATACCACAGATATTTTAGGTGAAGTTATTGGAGTGCCTGATGTTAAGATTGATGCAGCAGATATAGCTACAGGTGATGCGCGAGCTAAGATTGATTCTCTTGTAGAGCAGACAGGAAAGAGAAGGGCTGTAGAGGCTCAGGTGTTGGCGCCATATGGAACGGGACCTGGAAAGAAAATACGTAAAGCTCCGAAGCAAGCAGCTATAAAGACACAGGCTATAGGAGAGCAAGCGTCTGTAGATGAGTACCTTAGTGAGCAGAACTTTTTCCAAGAGACCAGCCCATTTGCCTGGGCAGTGGATGAGGTAGGAAAAGAAACATTACAAGACTCTCAGATCAGAGAGTATAAGGGGACGTTTGGTGTGGTTACGCCGGACGGTGATATTAAAGGTTTGTTTAATCCTAATGTAGCCAGAGAAAGAAAGGGAAAGGTAGCGGAGAAGGGTACCTTAAAAGGGCTTATGCCTTTGTTAATAGAAGCAGGCGGGAAAAAACTCGATAATTTTGACGGAAGATTAACTAAGATGTACGAAGGCCAAGGTTTTAAGGTAGTGGCTCGTACTCCGTTCAACGAAGAGTTTGCGCCAGAAGGATGGAACAAGAAGGACCATGGCACACCTGATGTAGTAGCTATGGTATACGATCCTGAAGGGAATATAAACGTAGAGGAGAAAACCTTTGACGAGTATGATGATGCTATGGCTTACAGAGATGAGGCTATAGATAAACCGCAGCAAAAAACTTATGATACCATATTAGAATCGGAAGTATCAAGATCGGCATTAAAAAGCATCCTTCTATCAATCAGAAAGTCTAAACCCGGATCCTTTGCGGTAGACCTGCTAAGCGATGTTATAAAAGAAAACCCTATAGAGGATTTTAATTATGACTATTTGAATGACGAGAACTTAACGTATAATTCTGTTATTGATATGTTAGTTTCAGAAGAGATATTTAGCACGACACGCGAGGCTGTCGATAAACTTTCTGTTATAGGAAAGGGGATCGTAATGAAAGATATTGTTGACACCTCTATAAAGACACAGGCTATAGATGGCGATATAAAGACACAGGTCTTCAACCCACAAAACACAGCTGAGGATATCATTAAGTTCGGAAGGGAGAATAACTTCTCCGACGCAGCTATAAAAGATTACTTAGTAAGGGTAAAGAAATTACCTATAAGGGATAAGGTTAAGAAAGGAACTAAAGAAGTTACCGAGCAAGGTGTAGATACTTTAATGGCTCTTGACTCGATACCAGCGAGCTTTGGGAATGTGAAGGGAGGAGTTAAAGTAGGGAAGAAACTATTCGCAAGAGTAGAGAAGTTTAGGGCCAAGCTAATTAAAGAAAACGAGAAGAGGAAAGCAGGGGGCAAAGGGATGCCGCCATTTTCAGAGGCGGAGATAATGGACCAGACCATAGAGTTCTTGGAGAGTCAGCCCGCATACATTAAGGAAGGGACGAAGCAGAAGATGGAGACAGACCAGCAGACTCAGATGATTATCGATATGCAAAAATCTTTAGGAGTGAACCCTACTAAGGGGATGAACACCCGTATAAGATCGATGAGGCAGAAGATGATGGACAGAAGAAAGGGAGCGAAAGGTTTGCAAGCGGTGAAGCGTGAGCTAAGAAACTTTATACGCCAAGCTCTACCTACAATAAAAGGAGATACATATTCTAAATCAGAGTTGATGGGGTTCTTAGGAGACGTAGTAAAAGCGGATAAGGATAATATTGACAACCTCATCGAGGAGGTTGTAGATAAAGTAACGACTCGTCAGGTAAAAGCTTTGGATGCTAAGATAGAATCTGTCCTTAACGGGACGTATGAGGTGGTACAGGCGGGCCGATTGAAGGGAGTGAAGATAGATACTGATACACGGGAGAGGTTAGAGCGTATTAAAGATGCGGTCACCAATGAAGCCATGACAGCGGAGGATATTGTAGAATCTAACTTAGGTCTTAACGAAGAGTATAATGCATTAAACGAGAAGCCAGACCAGACCGATGCGGATAGAAATAAGATGGTGGACTTGATGACGATTATGTCTATAAACAATTCCAAACTTATGGAAGATGTAGATATAGATAAGTTAGAGTCTCTAAGTACAGCCGAAGAGCTGTTGTTAGGGATAGTAGGAGAAGGAAAGCAGGTTCTAAAGGAGCAGATGAAGATAGACCATGAGAGGTATACAAGTAATTTGGTTAGGGTATATAAAACCGTTACCGGAGAGACTATAGATCCAAGTAACCCAGAGGTAATGCAAGAAGCGAAGGATATGCTGATGGACCAAAAGAATAGAAAAGAATCCAGGGCCGCAGAGAAAGGATTGAAAAAATATCTCAGAAGACTTATTGAAAAGATAAGTGGTTTTAAGAAATCCTCCGAAAGCGTAGAGGGTTTGATGGAGATTATAGCGGAAGCTCCGGGAGAAATATTAGGTGGAGATGCGAGGAAGATAGTATATGAGGGCCTGAATGCTGGGACCCGAGTATATAAAAAGCGCATGATGGAGGCCACGAAAGTTATCCAGGATAAAGTAAAAGAGATATACGGAAAGAGCTGGCGGAATCAGAGCCGAGTGAACTCTGTAAGAAAAGACACGGGGGTATATAGAACTGGAGGAAAGGAAGCTATAGCAAGAGCGCAAGCAAAGTATGACGCTAACCCAACAAAATTAAATAAAAGAAACTTAGCAAAAGTAAAAGAATCGAAGACTATAAACCTTAGCCCGAACGAGATAGCTCAGCAGTGGCAACAGTACCAAGACCCGGCTAACCTTCCTTCGTTTGCCAACGAAGATAACTTATACTTCGGAGAAGACCATGCACGTATAATGGCGGAGCTGGTGGAAACTATAGGAGGAGAAGATGGGAAGATTTTGGAGATGGCGAAGTGGCAAGTGGAAGAGTTCTATCCTTCTATGTATCCTCACTTAAACGAGGCGTACAAGAAGATATACAGAACGAATATGCCATGGAACGTACACTACGCAGGGAGGATTAAAAGAGAAGGTGTAGAGAGCGAAGGCATAGACCTGCTCGGACGTAAAGAAAGTTTCAACACCCAGATAGGCGCACCCTCTACTAAGGTGAGGATAAAAAACGCTAAGCCTATTCAGCCTATGGATATGATGGGAGCTATGGTAACATACACCACCGATATGGAGTGGTTCGCTGCTATGGGTCCGACGATTAGAGATATAGATAAGCTGTTTAGTAATCCTTTGATGCGTAATGCTATAGAAAATGTAGCGGGAGAATCTACGATGAGACTGATAGACCACCATATGAAAAATATTGCGGCAAGAGGCGTGAATACCGAGAGAGGTCAGGATATGGTTAACGCAATGAACAATATGTTTGCCACTACAAGGTTAGGATTCTCTCCTAACATTGCTATAAAGCAGTTGACATCTATTCCTACATACGCTTTGGATATAGGCGCTGGGAACTATGCATATCACGCAGTAAAAAACAAGACAGAGTTCTTAAAAGTATTTAATGAGATACGAAACAACTCTGTATATCTTCAAGACAGAGTAAGCTCTGATATAAGACAGGTAACAGAATCTTATAGCGGGAAACAAGATATAGATTTCGTGCCTAAGTCTGCGTCCAGTTGGTTTATGAATACTATGATGGGATTCATTAAAGCAGGTGATATAACGGCTATATACTTAGGCGGTATGCCGAACTACTCTTTCTATAAGGCAGAGTATATGAAGGCTAACCCTAACGCTACGGAGCAACAGGCTATAGATCACGCCATTGTAAAGTTTGAGTCAGACACGAAGTCTACTCAGCAGTCTATGGACTTACAAGACAAAGATTTCTATCAAACCTCTGGACCTATCGCTCGATCTTTTAACCTATTTAAGACATCACAGAAGCAGTACCTAAGAAAAGAGTTCTCGGGTTTACGGAATATGAGAAGAGGATTCAGAGACGGAAACATGAAACAAGCGGCGAAGGGAGCTGTGAAATTTGCCACGTTCCACGCGATGATGCCTGTGTTGTTTCAGTTTATAGCTTCAGGATTGCCTGGATTAATGAGCGACTGGGATGAGGAGGACGGAGAAGATCTGATTAGAGCAGCTGTTATAGGAAACTTTAACTCCCTGTTTATAGTGGGAGATATAGTCCAAGGAATAAGTGATCAGATACAAGACAAACCATATGCTGATAGGGGGAAATCTCTTCCTGTCTTTGAGTTCTTTGGTGAGATAGGAAGGCAGTATGGGAAGTACACAACCTTAAAAGACCCAGAGAAAAAGCAGGAGGCTTTCATGAAGATGATGACACGTTTAGGGGAGTTAGTTACAGGGGGAAAAATTCCTATGTACAACCTACGCCGTATGTATATGAACTTAGAGAAAGCAGGTGAAGCAAAAGATGAAAGAGAGGCAGTGTTAAGACTACTTAACTATAGCGATTACGTTATTGAAGGCCCTGGAAGCGACAAAGATACCATGACTTTTGATCCAATCTCAACCGATGGGCGCAGTAGAGAGAGCCGAAGTAGAGAGAGCCGAGGAAGAGAGAGCCGTAGCAGAGAGAGCCGTAGCAGAGAGAGCCGTAGCAGAGAGAGCCGCTAAAAGTTCTTAGAGTAGTTCTTCTGCTCAGCGGCAGACTTATGTATAAAGAATGCTTGGAACCCACTGACATGAGAGTCGGTGGGGAAGAAGTATCTCCATCCCTTAGACCTACCCTTAGCTATGTAGTAGCAGAAGGCTACGCCTATCTTGCCTGTACTCTTAACAAAGTTTATGACAGCGGTATGGTCAGACATAGGTACTACATCCTGAACCTGGAAGCTCTCGTTGTTTACGTTACCTTCTCGGTCTGTGTTGGAGTATCGCTTGGCGATTTCTTCTGCGAATCTACGCAGCTCCTGAGCTATTTGTTTTTGCATTAGATTTATTTTTTTTTTCTGCTCGTCTTGCATGTGTTACGATGCGGTGACAGTTGGAACACCTTACCTCACACTTCTCTATCTCTTTCCGAAGGCTTTCTATACAGTAGCTTTGGTTTACCATATCTGCAACGGCACCCGTCTTATCTCCCCTCACATGATCGAAGTCTAATACGATAGGGTTTTTCTCCCCGCAGTCTACACAGTGTGACTGGCTTTTAACTTCGTGTATATACTTCCTGTTCCTCTTTCTCGTCAGGACATTCCTGACCTTTGCTTCATCCTTAAGCCTTTCCTTATTGGCTTGGTAGTATCTCTTCGCACATGCTACCTGATCTTCATTGTTTTTATATGCCATGGTGGTTTAGATTGTGATCCCACAGGGACTCGAACCCCGAACCGTCGCCTTAGAAGGGCGAAGCTCTATCCAGTTGAGCTACAGGACCAGGTTATATTTCATCAGATAAAGACTGTATGAGATCAGCCAAAACCTTTATGAGTGATTGAGCCTGGTCTTTAGCTTCGTCATATTCCCTATCCATCAAGGACTCATATAGTATATCAGCAAAGTCATGCACCTCATTAGACACATAGTTAATGTGCTTTATCGCTTCCTCGTCCTCTGGTGATACTCCTTGCATTATTCCTTATCCATTAATATTAAGAAGGAACTGCCCATTGAATGGTCTACCTTCTGAATAGCCTCGTAAATTTTGCGAGACTTATTTGTTACCTCCTCTTTCTCTGACCGCAGAGAGTCGGTGCCTAAATTAGTATACATACTACAGTCCATCTGTAGTAAGGTGTCAACCTTGTTTTTGTCAGTCCAAGTAGCGTGCTCTAATATATTTTCTATCTCTTCGAAAGAATATTCACAGGATGATTGTCTCATATCTTAATGATTTAAAACTTGTCTTTGTAAAGATTTCATCTCGGCTTGAAGATCTATCATAGACAAATTTAACAAATTATACTGTTCCGATAGCCTCTTTATATGTTTTTTTAATTCAAGAGGTTTGAAATCCTCGTACTCCCCAGACTCTCTTGCCCATAACCCCTTGATTATATTGTAGTTATGTGACATATGTCGATCGAACTTAATCATGTAAGGGAAGTCATTATAGCTATGTAGGATAGTGGCGTGGTTTTTACCAAATGATTGTCCAATAGCGGTGTATGTAAAATACATCTCATCTCTCATTATTTTATAACATATAGCCCTACCTTTTATTAAAGCGTCAGCCCTTCTGGGGCTATCAACGTCTATATCTAATACAGAATTAACTATCTCCTTTAGGGCTATAGTTTTCGCGGTGTTCTTCTTCATTTTTATTTGATTTAATATATAAGTTTAAATTTATTAGGTCTAAGTATTCATCCATAGATATAAGACTTACGTTAGCAAGAAGCACAACCTCCTCATCGACACGTAGTATTTCAATAGAGAAGGGAGTAGGTCCATCTACAGGGTCCTCCACTATGCCTCCTACATAATGCGTGGTAAGAGGTTCCGAAGGAACTAACATCGAACCATGCTCTATCTCTTTGGCAATCAATATACTTGTACGTATACCCAGCTCATCCATGCTATCTAAGAACTCATCTGAGATCTCGTAGTACTTATCCTCTGTAGACTTCTGTTCTAATTCCATGTTGGTTTAATTCTTTTAATCTATACTCTTGTAAACGAGAGAGCTTCCCCGTTGGCCTCTTAACTTCTGAGAACAAAACCCCACAGTCAGGAGGTATCGCTACAAGATCCGGTATACCATTCTTGTTTGTTTTAATTAATTTAAGTACGTAGTATCCTTCAGACTCTAATTGCTTGATACGTTTAGATTGGATTTGTTGCTCCGTCATTATTACAAAGTTAACAAATCTCTTTTGAAATGATTGAGAGTATAGTCTTTCTTTTTTATAACAGCCTTATAGATCTCACTTTCTATCCCGCCTTTACTGAAGATCCAGTACACATCATTCTTCAGACGGTCCTTGGTAGTCATGCGATCTCGGCTCTGCCAATATGAGGTGGCGCTGAAGTCTATGTTGTAGTACACTAAAGCTTTTGCATGGCGTAAGCTTATCCCCTCCCTTCCGCTAACGATTTGAAGAGCGATGTTTTTAGAGCCAGCATTGAACTCTTCCAGCTCCGTGCATAGGTCATCACCAAACACCTGCTTTAAAGCGTTCAGCTCCTCTTTAAACTTATAGAAGATGCCGATCTTTAAACCATCGAATCGCTCCTTAATAAACTTTGCCTTGGAGTCATCAATCACCATAGACTTTCCGCTCTCAAACTTAATCGTTCCACTGCACAACTGATGTACCTTAGTCATAAGCTTTACAGCTGTGTCGGCTAAGACCACCTCAGACTCACCCTCTATTACTAAGTCTTTCTTTAATCTTTTAATAAGATTGTATGTCGTAGGCTTTAGATCAACCTCCAATGTATGCTCCTGTGTATCAACTACAAAACCCGCGTCCTTCTGGGTGAAGCGTATGGTGTACGGCTTCATCTCCTCGATGATCTTCTCGGACCCGCGAGAGTAGTCGTTGATAAACATCCCCCCTACTTTTATCTTAGTAACCTGGACATACTCATGAGCAAATTTATAAAAGCTTTTGTGCCTACGGAAGGGATTGTTGGGTATGCAGTACACCTGATGGTACATCTGAGAGTATGCCTCGGGAGTAGGGGTCCCGCTAAGGAGGATAACGTAAGGGTTGCTATGGAAAACAAATGCCTTAAACTTCTTTGCCCTACCACTTGGTTTAGGGAAAGCCCCCATGCCATGAGCCTCGTCAGCTACAATTAAATCCCACCCTTTAGTAGAAATTTTATGCAAGGACTCGTAGTTAATTACGGTCAGGTTAAACTCTGGGTTGAGTAGCTCATAGTCAGACTCGATACTGGAGATAGCTTTCTTCTTGGTTATAAACAATACGTTGTTAACTCCCAGCTCCTGACATATACCTAAACTTGTAAGGGTCTTTCCCGTGCGCACCTCCATAGCTAAGTAAAGGAAGCGGTGCTTTTTTATAACACCTAACCCTTTGTGGATGATGTCCTCCTGATAATCTCTGAACTCTATCATACCAGTGTGGTTTGTGTTTCGTAATAATCCTTGCTAACAAACTCAATCCACTTACCCCCTTGATCCCTACCTTCTAAAGGTTGACACTTAAACTTATAGTGAGAGTAAGAAACCAGCCATTTGTTAAACCTCTGTCTTGAGATAGTCATCTTCGATTTTGGACCGAAGTCTGGGTAGTCCTCAGTGAAGACAAAGTATAAATCATTCTTCATAAGCTTATCACCCTGCCGTAAGAAAGGGTTAGAGCTACCATCCAGAAGCCCACACCACTCAAGAAATTCATGAGCCGTTTCAGCAGAGAGACGACGTAACTCAAGGTTAACGAACGAACTCTTAAGGAGACCCATATCTAAATACATTTGTAGGCACTCGATCATGAAGTTATCGAACTGACACCACTCGTCGTCATCCCACTCGGCAAAGAAATGTTTCCCGAACTCCACTAACGGAGTGAACTCTTTGGTATAGTACTGAGATAACTCTAACTCCCACTTACGTCTCTCAAAAGAACTACCCTTACCTCGTATAGCATAGTTGGTAGTGAGTGCAATCTTAGGAGACTTACTGAAGGGAATCTTAATAGCATCCTTGTTCTTCTTCTCTAACGTGAGACCCTCCGTTACCACACTGAACAATCTTTCGAAGTCAAAGTATTTCTTTACATCATCGAAGCAAAGTATCTGTGTGTCCGCAGAGACTAACTGATAAGCAAACGACTTCTCAAAGTTAAAAGCTTTACCATCGATCACGACTAACTTTTTCATTTGAGAGAGAGCCTTCATAAACAATCCTTTTCCCGTTCCCCCTTCCGGGTTGTCCGAGATAACCTCATCGTTAAGTATAACAGCGGGGCAGTACGATAGGTTCTTGTACCCATGCATCATATAACCTATGGTGCTATACATAGATTTGATACGCTCGTCTGTGCCTCCAGAGATATTCTGTATAAAAGTTTGGAAGTCGCACTCCCCTACCTTACACATAATAAACTTCCTGTCTATGACATGGTCCTTCCATACGTACCCACCAAGATCGATGTAGTCTATAGGCACAACTTTGGTTTGCGTAATCTTCACCGCACAATTTCTATAGTATAGATACGAGGTGTCAGCAGTGTCCTCAATAAAGAACACATCTATAGAGGAGAGAAGGGTAAGGAACTCCTCGCGGAAATACCTTGTACACTCCGCAAAGTAATTGTATATACTTAGATCGTCCTGCTCCAAGAGGTAGTCGAGAACAAAATCTTTTATCTCTTTCTCTGAGGTGTGATCTATAAGGTTGTTGGTTACACGAACAAAGACGTAGCTCTTGCTACCCTCGGGGTTGAATTTATAGAAGCCATGTTCCTCTAAGAATTGTTTGAATACGATGTGGATAATTTTTATCACACCCTTCTCTGACTTAACCCAGAACTTCTGTGTGGTATCCTCTCCCTCGATGCGGTCTATCACCCTCTCTATATTTTCAATCTCAACGTTGTCCTCTTCAAGCTGATGCTTAACCTCCTTCTTGGACACACCTCTTCTAAGCTTTTGTTTAATCTGATTCACCTTATCCTCGTCCTCATAATACTTGGTCCCGAAGTTTTGTTTCTGAGCATACGCAGAGTCGATGGTTCTTTGGATCTCAGACGCGGGGAAAGATTCAGAGGCGTAGTTAGACATGACATACTCCGAGAGGTTTTGGTTGACCCCGAAGTCATTGAAAGCTGATGCCAAGATATAGACATTGTTATTTCTCTCTCCGCTTTTCATCCCATACTTCTTATCCCACCACTTGAGAAGTATCTCTACAATTTTATTCTCATTAGTGATAGGTATAGTAGGGCGGTCCTGATGTTTGACTACCTCCTGGAACGTAGCTTCCTCAATCTTATCCCATAGGCTGGATATCTCATTGACGTATATCAATGGATCGTATGACTCGTAGCAAACACGAGAGATATTCTTCGAGGTGGTATCGAAGTTGGGGCTATTGAAGTAACTCTGTAAAGAATTGAAGTAGTTCTTGTGGTTGTCTGAGTCTTCAGGTATCTTAACTAAAGCCTTTAAACCATTTCCACTTGGAGAGATAAAGACTGAGTACACATACTTATCTTTTGAAAGGCGCTCCTTCTCCTGAAGCATATCTTTTGTAGACTTATATCCATCGAAGTCTAAACAGATAAGACCACTATGTTTTATGAGAGCATTGTCCATACGTTTAGTAAACGTTCCACTAAAACATATAGCGGGTAAGGATTGCTTCAGAAGATTCCTCTTCGTCTTATCGCTCTCGGACCGGATGCCCTTAACTAATTCTTTGCTCGATCCTTCTTGGATTCTCTTAAGCATTACCGTTACCTCTCTATAAAAAGGTTGGGATGTTTCTTTTATATCTTTAAATATGGTGACTTCCAACATTTTTGTGCTGATTTTGTGCTGATTTAATTTTTGTAACTAACTAACTACTAACTATATATATATTTTTATGTTGAAATGCTCAAAAGAAAGTAATATATATAGATATAATAATAAGTAAATATATATTTTACTATAGGGTAGAGTATTTAGAATTGAAGTGAGCATTTGAGCATAGCATAGAGAAAAGAAAGGGGACGCGAAGTCCCCCTTCAATATCATCTGACTTAACTTAGAAAGGCATATCAGCTACCGCTGATGGTTCTTCCTTCTTAGCCTCTGGCTTGAACGTATCTACGGCTACGTAGTGCGTCTTACCATACTCATCTGCTCCATCCTTCTTAGCGGAGACGTTTAACTTAATGTACTTCTTCCCATTGTACTCGAACATATGTTCTTGTGGTAGGTCAGACAAACATAAACTACATGAGATTAAATTCCCATCAAACTTGGAAGTTCCACTTCCGACAAAGATCTTTTCTTCTGCCATGATTAAAATGATTTATAAATAATACGTTCCAACTTGTTCATTGTAGCTTCCATGAGACGATCTCTGTCCGCTCGTGAGGTAAGGTTGGTTGGAACTTTCAACCAGACCGCACGTTTATTATTTCTTCTAAAGAATTTCTTTATGAATGTAATCATTGATGTCAGATTCTGCGCCCTCTTTGAAAAAGGTGCTGTGTATTTCGATAGCCTTCTCTACCTTCTCCCTTCCGTTCATTAGAAAATTGTCCGAAGGATAGAAGATACCTAACTGCAGAGTGATCTTGTCTATGACATAGAAGACCAATGGCTTATCAAATAACTGCTGGTATATAAACGCTTGGCTATCGTAGTTATACTTCCTCGCAGAGTATCTGAAGTCCTTGATGTTAGAGGTGGTCTTAATGTCTATGAGCTTGTCAGACGTAATGATGTCTGCCTTACCCTTCCATTGAGAACCTAAGATCTCTTGGACAGCTGGTACTTCGAATTGATTTCCATCCTCATATATAGCGTCATAGAACTCGAGGTTACTTTTCATAACGGAGATTGCGCAATCGATATCCTCCTTCTCCTTGTCCAACATTAAGATGGTCTTTCCGCTTTCGTTCAAAGCATCCTTATATATCTTGGTGTTACGACTACTCGAAGAGATAGTATCGAACTCATTACTGCCGAGTTTGTGTGGCTCAAGCATAGCTGTATGAAAGTACCTTCCTATAAGCATTGGTTTAGTTATATCCTTTGCCTTACCAAAGTTCTTTGGATCGTTTAAAAGAGTATAGATATCTGAGTTAGACATCCACTGCTTACCATAAGCACCATAGTAATGCTCGTCTATCTGAAGTTTTGCTAAAATTTCATTCATGACATATGCTTACTTAATTCTTTCTTCACCACCGCCTTGATCTTATACTTTGTCTCAAGGTTCTTTACTATCTTGGGAAGTCCGATTGTTTTATTTGCAACTACATACTTTAAAACACCCGCCCAATTTTCATCGCCTATATCTAATGTAATGTCAAGAGGTTCTGTAGATTTTGTAGTAGCTTTCTTAGTAGCGATAGGTTCTGCAATAGACTTGGTTAAGTCCTCACCAATCCATAGACTTAAACCTAAACCATGCATAGCAATAGCCTTAGCCGTTGACCTCTGTATGGCGGTGTTCACATCCATAGACGTAACCTTATCTATCTTTATAGATTGGTTTCTGTAGTCCATAATAGGGAGGTAGTCAATGTGTTCTAATCCGTCTATAGTTATACCCACCTTAACATACGCTGACGTTCCATCGGTGAAATAGTTTAGACCAGTGTGTTCGTTCTCATAAACCAACCTCTGTGTAGTAGGAAACTCCTCCTTGATTAGACTCCACGCACTTGCCCACGATAGGTAGCTATGCTTACCTTTTTTTGCTATCAAATCCTTGATGTTAATAGCAGATAGTTTTTTAAAATTACTCATTGATACTTTTTATTTGTTGTTTTCTAATTGAATATAAGTTTAATATCTTGTCTCTTGAAGTCTTCAAGCCTCTGATATACTTGTCGTTTTTTCTGGTGTTAATCTCAATCTTTATGCGGTCCTCTATCATGTTTAATTTCCTTAAGCAGTTACCCATAGAGATGAGAAGAACTCCCTTCTCCCATCCGTTAAGATAGAAGGTGTCGTACTCCTCGTGAGTAAGCTCCTTATAGTAGTCTCCCCCTCTGCTTGTGTTTAAGATTTCCATTCTGCTTGGGTATTTATTTAACATGAACCCTAACTTTATGATGCCCATCTTCCCGCTGTGGGAAAACTTGTGAGAACCTAAATCATGCATGGCTTGATTGTATAAATCTTCTAAGCTATACACGAGAAATTCTTTCAGATAAATTGCTATAGTCTGGATCACTTTTGATTAACTCCTTAGCTTTTTTGTTTCCATGTATGATGGTTGAGTGGTGTATGTCTAATCCGTTATCCTTTAAATATGTTTGGATAGATGAGATACGCATAGGTCTCTCTCGGCATAGGTAGTATAACATTTGCCTTGCTTCTACAAGGTGTTGTTTACGTGATGTGCTGAACATCTCCTCTAACGTGAGGTTAAATTCTTTTGCGATAGCGTTAGCATATCTATCGAATATAGCTTTTTTCATTTCATTAAATTTTAGTGGGGTTGCAATGTATAACTTTTTTATAGAGTATGCAAGTTTTGTTCATACTTTCTTTTGATAGTAAGTGGGAATCGAACCCATGTGTGCACCTCCTGAACCAACAATCGCTACACTCAGCATCCTCCAAATCGTGCCTTACTATGGTCGTTTATTTATCTTTCTTTGCTTCGTGTTTTAATTCTTTGATGCGAAAGGATAAAGCAAACTTCATCGCTTTAGGACTCAGCATCTGCGCTTGCTGTCTTTGTAAAGATTGTAACTCCTTTATTACTTTCTCGTTAGCGTACTCATTAAGAACCTTTTGCGCTACTTGATCCATCCAATCCCATTCTCTTGTGCTATTCATTGTTATATTCTTTAATAAATTCTACTACTGCCTTGTATGTGGCATCCATTTTAGTGTGTCCGTTGAGGCACAAGGTTAGTCCTAATCCGCTGATGGTACATTCAAATGCCTCCATCATAACATTAAAGCAGTCACCCTTATCGTCGTGCGTACATTCTATCTTCTCTACTACGGGCATCAGCCAGTCCCATGAGGAGCCGTATAAGAAACACGACTCGTGTATTGCTTCGTAGCCTTCATCTTTTCTCTCGTCTATTAGGTAACCCGCATCCTGATGATGGGGCTTCAACCCCATGAATAGGGCTATGATTTTGTTTTCTTTATCGTTCATGTGTTCGTTTTTTTTAATGAAATAAAAAACCGCTACCAAACCTCGCTGATTAACGTATGGAGGTTTTGCCGTAAACACGTAGCGGTTTCATATTATCCTTTGTGGTCTAAGCCTTCTTCAATTCTTGTTTGTTCGTCCCACTTACTACGCTCAGAGTTATGTGCTTTTATTAATGTTACACACGTATCATGTACGTCCTCAATTTCTCTACTGCCTAATGCGTTGTCAATCATTCCATGTGGATCGAAACCCTCAATCTCTATCTTATCGACTACGGGCATCAGCCAATCCCATGAGGTGTGGTATTGATTCCACTGATTAGAGGATTGTGCTTCGTGTAGCTTCCCAACCCCCATAAATTCTGCTATTAGTTTGTTATCGTTCATCGTTATATGTTTTAATAAATTCTACTACTGCTTTGTGTGTTGCATCTATATCGCAGTCTAATAGGGCGTGTGTAATATCCCCTATTTCGTTACTATCTGCTCCATTATGATAACACGATTCAACCACTGGCATGAGCCAATCCCATGAGGAATTGTATTGGTATGCGTGTTCTGCATACACAGACAACCCCGTATTACGTATGTCCATAAAGTCTCCTATTAGTTTATTGTTGTTCATCGTTGTGTTTTTTAATAAATTCTACTACTGCTTTGTATGTATCCTCTATAGATAGCTGAGATAACATCTCATCCTCTATGTTGTGGTACTTAAGTGCGTTATCATCACTGCAATAGTCCACTGATTCCTTGCACTTAATTACTACCGGCATCAACCAATCCCATGATGTGTGGTATTGTGCTTGTTCATACACATCTACATCTACGTTTATCTTTCCTTGATGTAGTGAGGCTAATGAATCCTTGAATGAATCCATCCCCATAAATTCTGCTATTAGTTTGTTGTTGTTCATTTTATTTGAGTTTAATTAATGAGTACACGTAGAGGAGTCGAACCTCGCACCCATATAGGAAATTCAGACAAACCTATTGTTGGGGCACCTACATTGTATCCTGAAGTTTTTGCAAACCTACAATGCTACGTGTATTAGATTAAATGTTTATAGATAATGCAAATATAGTTTATAGTATGTATACAACCTAATTAATTTTAACTTAATCCGTAGATGTCAGTGAAACGGATGTCTTCCCCATGCATATGAACGATCAAAATATCTTCCTCCGAGTCTCGAACCACAAAAAGTTCAGGTGTTCCGCTTTGATTCATTATATGGTAGCGATATAACTCGTAAGAGTAGGACAAAGGATGAGTCTCTCCGCGCTCTAAATTCTGAATGATTTCGAGGGTGATATCGTCACACGCATCGAATAATTTCTTTCTGTTCATAGTATTTAAGTTTAATTAATTGGTACACGTAGAGGAGTCGAACCTCATTGCTATTCTTTATGCGTAAAGAGTAACAATCCATCTGCGAACCACCACAGATTACGTGTATGTTTACTTAGTAGTATGCCTCGCACGAATCCGTACTCGGATTACCATATACATTCGTGGACCTTCCAGATGTGCAAGAAGCTAAGGATAGCATTGCTATTATTACTGATGCCCATATGACTATCGTCGTTATTTTTAGGGTGATTTCTGTGCTCTGTTTCATTATGATATAATATTTAAAGTTTCTATTGCTATTCTGTTGTATGTTCCAGCACTCTCGTTTTCTGCATAGAACTCTGTCTCTGTATGGTCTAAGATGTGTAGGTCATCTCCTTGTGATAAATACTCCGTAAGTAGTTCGGTGTACCGAACTCTTGCGTCAACGGGATTAGAGTATAACTCTGTCTCGTTCTCTCCACATAGTGTGGATGATTGTTGTACTGCGAATACTTGTTTCATGTTAATAGGTTTTTAATTTTAGATATAGTGTCCATCTCTGTTCCTAAGTTTTTGCGTAGCTTACCTACCTTTGTTTCATACATATTTACTCTTGTTGAATATGCAAGGATGGTTTCTCTTAAGTCTTCGATGTCTGCCTCTTGCTTCTCAATCTTCTCAACGGCTCTCTCAAGGTCGAAGGAGCGTTGTGTTGCAAGGTCTTGGTATTCTGATTTTGTCATTATATTATATTAAATTAGTGAATAATTAGAGCGGAGAACGGGAGCGAATCCGTTCGAGTCACGCACTGACTCCGCTTGTTGGGTTATGCTAAGTATTGATTTCCGTATACTTTCTTGAAGTATATCTCTCTCTCTTCGCTTGTGATGGTGTTAGCATATAGCTTTGACTGAAGATAACTATTAATCGCGCTTTTCTCTGCAAACCATTCGCGGAGCGTAGTGAATGCTTGAGTATCGCTCATTGGAACAAAACGCCCTTTGGATACGCTCCACGTGTTCATCTCACGTGTTCGCTCCCACCACGATTGGAGAGCGTCTTCTTTGCAATCTGAGACGTTCTCTACGTACCATTTGACGTAGCGGTCTTGCAGTCTGTTTAACTTGTCTTGTACACTCATTGTATATTAGATTAGTGAATAAAAATAGAGCGGAGAACGGGAGCGAATCCGTTCGAGTCACGCACTGACTCCGCTTGTGGGTTACCGGGATTGAAGGTCACACGCCTTATCTCTCCATTCATCGCGTGACTTCCTCACCAGTTCAATCTCCTTCTCAGCTGAGAGATGGTCTGTCTGTTGTCTCATCACCAAGTCTTCGCTTTTTCTGGCTCTTTGAAGGGCGTTTTGAAGCGCGATTTTTAGGTCTTGGATTTGCTTTTCTAAGCCTCTCGCGTGTTCGAATCTCTCTTGTGTAGTCATCATATTGTTGTAGGTATTGTTGCAAGGAGGATGTGTATCTTCTTGAAGTGATTGATATATTTAAGTTCATCGTTTAACGCTTCCAAAACCTCGTCGATCGGATACTCGTCAGCCTCTGCATATAGGCTCTGAGCGCGTTCGTATGAGTGGAGCATATGGTCGTGGTAAGTATCTACAAGGGTGTTAGGCATTCCAAAAGGAGATGATGGCTTTCGTTGTGAATCCGTAGGTGTCTTGTATACTCCATACGTAGCGTATGTGTCGTATATCTTACGCATTATATTTTGTGTTTTCTTGATATTCATAGTGATAGGTATTTTGCTTTTAACATCTTCTCATTCTCGTAGTAGTTATCCTTCGCTTCGTTGTACGCATCTCGGTACTCTGCTCGGGTATCTCTATCCGTATGTTCACTACAATTAGACTCCATATCGCATTCCGCTTGTAGCCAATCGTAGTTAGACTGAAGGTCGTTGAAGCGGTAGCGTAGAGTAAGTAATTCCTCAGCTAAATTTCGCGCACCGCCAATAACCTCACTGCCCCCTTCCATCCTTTCCACAAGGCGTTCTATAAGTTCTTTCTTGATATTCATAGTGATAAGTTTTGAAGGATGTCCATTGCCTTGCCCATCGCATAGCTTCTGCGCTGAGTCATCGTACCTGCAATCTGTGGTGCAGGTAGACCTATTGTTCTGCTTCGTCTTAGGCTGTCAAGGAATACTGACGCAAATTCATTTGGCGGTCCCACTAACTTATTATCGAGGTCAAAACTATAATGACTCTCGTTCCTTTGGATAGCATCAGCTATCGCATTCGTGTGTTCAATCCTGTCTTGTAATGTCATAGTGTATTAGATTGGTGAATAATAATTAGAGCGGAGAACGGGAGCGAATCCGTTCGAGGTGCGCACTACCTCCGCTTATCTTCTACTTCTTTGCAAATGTGTACCAAGTAGCTACGAGACGATTGACTTCGCTCAAAACGTCCCTGACGTACTCGCTGTCTTCGAAGCGTCCATGACGCGAGATATATGCTCCGCAGACGTCTGCGTTAAAGGATGCCTTCTCCGCTCTGTCAAGTATCCAATGACCTTCATGTGTGACCTGAAACGTGGCGTCTGTCAATCCGACTATCTCGAGGTCTTCTGCGATGATGAGGTCTGTATCTCCGACTTTAAGCAAGTCAAGGTCTGTGTTCTCGAAGAGCAAAGCGTATAGGAAGTCACGCTTCTGGTTTAAGATGTATCTTGTTTCTTTATTGAACATGGTATTGTGTTTTAGTGAATAATAATTAGAGCGGAGAGACGGAGCGAATCATCTCGAGGCACGCACTGCCTCCGCTTGTTAGTGTTACTGAATTTCGATCGTCCTCTCTTCGATAGCCTCTTGCATCTCGTCCTCCCAATCTGAGCCAAGCATATTCTCGTACACTTCCTCTCGTATAACGTGCGCCCAATTGGTGCGTACATTGTACTGCCCCGATGCAACCATCTCGTCAGATGGGGTGTAGTACACCTCAATTCTGATGTTGTCTTGGTCTCTCTGTCCGCAGTTTACTACTTTGAAATCGTTCATGGTATTGTGTTTTAGTGAATAATAATTAGAGCGGAGGATGGGAGCGAATCCATCCGAGTCACGCGCTGACTCCGCTTGTTAGTGTTACTACCTTAACCACACGCTGACTGCATCATCTATCGCTCTCACTTCCTCGTCTCGCGCATACTCAATCGCTCTTACTCTTAATTGCACCCATCGTACAATCCTTTGATTCTCCGCGCCATTTGTCGCTCCGAAATGCGCCATACATCTCTTGTCGCTACCTACAGTCATCACTGCTTGGAACACAAGGTCATCGTTCAGCAATCCGTTCTCGTCAGTCTTAATGTAGTAGCTGACCCTTAACTCTTCTCCTTGTGGGGAAAGGATGGTAAAGGTCTTATTGTCGATTCCTCCTAAGACCTTACAAGCATCTAACTTGCCTAAAAACTCGTTTAACTCTTTCATGGTATTGTGTATTAAATTAGTATTAAATGTTGATGATTCGTTCACCAACATTGCAAAGATAGTTAATAGTACTCGATATTCAATACAAAAGTTTCAATATACGCTAATCAAGAATCATTCTAAATAATACTCACTGACAATCAGTAAGTTAGCTGATATGTTGGACGCAAATTAATTGGTCAATCGTATTGGGATGTCAGCAGTCGTGCGGGTTCTATCCCTTCTCTCTCTGTCTCAGACAAGGGAAGGAAGGGGAAGGGGAAGGGGAAAGAGGACATTCAGGTGATGACCGGGCGCATAACGATGGGAGATGGTGAGCAGTCGTCCCATACCTACCTACCTGACAGAGAGCCCACACAAAAACCTAAACACTTTCACTGAAAGTTTTGAAAAGGTCACCCCCCCTATCAAAACAAATCGATTCCCTCAAACGCATATGCAGTGTGTAGCCTATAATAACCCTCCACCCCCAGACGTCTAAAAAATTTTTATTATATTTGTACCATGAATAGATTTAAAGACTTAGACGGCTTACGAGTCGAACACGGCAGGTTGATCAATGACCGATACGCATCTGAAACTGGAATAGCTCGCGCGGCTCGTATTAAGAGTGGAGTGAAGAACGCCATGAAGATAAACCAAATCGCACAGGGCATAGAATTAGCTGAGACCAAAAAGAACTTCGGGTTCTAAAAGTAATTATTTGTTTATTTAAACGGAGAGGATTCTTATAGGGTCCTCTTTTTTTGTTAATCATGTTGAAGTTGAGCATACCAATGCTCAAAATATTTCACTTGAGCATACCGTAACTTTCTATCTATTAGTCTATTACTTCTTTTAATGTTCAAATGTTCAAAAAGAAGTAGTAATACTATATATATAAAAAAAGAAATTAGAATAAATTACATAGGGTTGTATATATCATTTTCACTTGAGCATTTGAGCATAAATTATTTTCTCCTTATATCTTCTCCGTGTAGGATATTCTACTTACCTTTGCTTATATAAATTAAATCTACTTATAATGCAAGAGCAAGGTTACATAGCTAAGGACTTATGTTTCGATGAGGACGCCCGTCAGAAACTCATCAACGGAATCACTTCTATTTCAAAGGCTGTCAAGAGCACGTTAGGTCCCCGAGGGAAAACTGTCCTGATAGAATCCACATCACATACTGGTGGACTCACTATTACTAAAGACGGTGTTACTGTAGCCCGTTCTATCGACCTATACGATCCTGTCGAGAACCTTGCTGTTCGTATGATGAAGGAGGCTGCTAACAAGACTGCTACTGTAGCTGGTGATGGCACCACTACTGCTATTGTTCTTACTGAGGCTTTGGTCACGAGCGGGATGGAGTATATGGATACGGACGCAAACTCAACTGAGGTTATCTCTTACTTACGTGAGAAGACTAATGCTATTGTTGAGAAGCTAACTAAGTTATCTCGCAATGTTACTGACGCTATGCTATTGGATGTAGCTACTATCAGTGCAAACAGTGATAAGAGTTTAGGAAAGATTATAGCTAAGGCGTATAAGGATGTAGGCAAGGATGGTATTGTTACTGTTGAGAGATCACAGAACTCGAGCACATATGCTGAGGTTACAAACGGCATCAAGGTTGACCGTGGGTATTCGTCTCCTTTGTTTATAAACAACCATAAGAAGGACGAGTGCATCTTGGAGGACGTTAAGATTCTGGTCTGCGACTCTGAGATAAACAACATCATGCAATTGGAGAACGTCTTAAAGGATGTCATCAATAACAACGACACTCTTCTTATTATCGGAACGTGTAGCGGAAACATGGTAAACACTTTGGCGGCCAATGTTGTGAAGAACGGATTAAAGTTCTGCAACGTCCCTCCTCCAAACTTTGGATACAAGCAACATGAGTTGATGCAGGATATTGCTTTAGCTGTTGGGGCTACGTACTTCTCTGAGAAGACGGGAGACGATTTGAGTTTGGTTATGTCTAAAGACTTAGGACATGCTGAGCGTGTTGTGATCGGAAGGGAGAACAGTGTCATTGTTACGGGTAAGGTTATAGGTGACGATATTGCGACCCGTGTCTCTGAGCTCCGCGATCAACAGGACATCACCCGCAACAAGGGAGAGCGTGACTTCATCAACACCCGTATCGCGAGTTTAGCTGGCGGTATAGGATGTATATATGTTGGGGGAGATAGTGATATCGAGCAGAAAGAAAAATTTGACAGAGTCGATGACTCTGTCTGCGCAGTGCGTTCCGCCCTGCAGGAAGGTATCCTTCCAGGGGGAGGGTTAGCTTTATGGAACTTATCTCCTGTCATACAAGATTCGTATGAGGATGACAACGAAGAGATCGCAGATAGAATCTTACGTAAAGCTCTACGCGCTCCTTTGGTACAGATTTTAACCAATGCAGGTAAAGACGCCTACAGTGTTATGGGGGAGGAAGACCTCATTGATTCTACTCATGGGTACGATGCTAAGAACGAGTGCTACGGTGACATGTTTGAGATGGGGGTCATAGATCCACTTAAGGTTACCAAGAATGCTTTGATCAACGCGAGTAGTGTTGCCACTACTATACTCAGCACCAATGCTATCATCACACACGCCCGAGCACTATGAGACCAATAGGAAAATATATCGTCATAAATAAAATCGAGGAGACTTTAAAGACTGAGTCGGGCCTGCTGCTTTCTCAGGAAGACGCCTCTGGGTTTCGGTACCAGAAAGGAAAGGTTGTAAAGCCTGGGACGGATGTATCCAATATCAACGAGGGAGATGTTATCTACTACGATAAGAATGCTGGTCACGATATGTTTATCCAGGACAAGTCGTACATGGTTATTGTTGAGAGAGACGTCGTTGTTGTTTTATAAACTTATTCATCTCCACTATCATATTCCTGTACCTTCGGTCCATGTATGATGCGTCCTTTCTAAAGAGTGGGTTTATATTTGCCGACTCTCCTATCTCTTGTCCTGATAGCTTTTTATACACTGTCTTTATTAGGGACTTCCCTTTGTAGGAGACCTCGTATAGTGTTGCGTTCTTCCCTGTCCTTTTTCTCCACACATGTATCCACCCTTCTTTCAGGAGTCTATGGAAGCGTGGCACATCCCAGGACATGCACTGCTCAAATTCTTGAAAGGTTGCTTTGTTAAATATCTTTTCGCTGTATAGAAAAAAAAGCATATCTAAATCGGGGGAGCTTACCTTATACTTAGCCTGCACCCAATACCGGATTACTCTCCAGTATTTCATGTAATCTTCTTTTGGCATTAGATTTAATTTGTATCTTTGATACAAAGTTATATAAAATGCGTCACCTCTTATGCCTTATTCTTTTTTTCTTTTCCTATAACGGAACGGTTACGGTGATATATTAATTTACCTATCTTTGTATTATGGCGAAAAAAGTAAGTTGGATGTACGGAGGGAAAAAGTATAGCGGAACTTTAATTAGGGAAACTAAGACTCACACTTATGCCAGGACTACTAATGGTAAGACTAAAGTTATCAAAAAGAAATAATTATGGCTGTCAAGAAATTTAAAATTCATAATATGTACAGTAAGACGGGTAGTAAAAAAGTCGCGTCTACTATGAAGCAGCATCTTTCTTTAAAGAAAAAAGGATATACTCACAAGAAGTAATGGCTACACCCAGGAAAGGAAAGGCAAGAGTAAAGATAACTTCTTCGGGGAAGAAGGTTAGTTATGGTCAGTCGGGTAAAGCTAAAGGTGGCGGCCCAAGAGTAAAGCCGGGAACGTCAAAGGGAGATGCTTATTGCGCAAGAAGCTATGGAATAAAAATGGGGCTTCCTATAGGAAAAAGAAACAATCCTAACACACCAAACAATTTATCTCGCAAGAGATGGAAGTGCGTTGGGAAAAAATCTAAAAAGTAATTCCTTTATATTTGTAAAAAAAAATAACATTATGAAAATGAAAAAAACACGTGGCGAAAAGGCCAAGCCTATAACAGCTGCCCAACTAAAAGCAGCTGGAAAAGCATCATTAAAAGCTGGCCGTTCAAATAGAAAAAGTTCTTTAGGCAGCATAAAAACCGTAGGTAAAACCCAAATAAAAGCTGGCCGTGCTCTCAAAAAGAAAGGGCGTCAAGTGAAGCGTGCTGTTAATAAAACTGCTCGCGTTGCAAAGCGTGCTGTTAATAAAACTACTCGCGCCGTTAATAAAATGGCTCGTGGTGCAAAGCGTGCCGTTAAAAAAGATACTCGTGTTACAATGCGTAAGGCTAAAAAAGCTGTTCCTTCTGCCGCTGCACTGGCGGCATTTAAAGCT